TGCGCGATGCTGTTGTAGGTCATCCCCTGAAGGAAAAGCTGGTAGATGCGCCGGATCGTGACGGCCTGCTCCGGGTTGATGACCAGATTGCCGTCAGCGCCTTTGTCATAACCGAGGAACCGCTTGTAGGCCACGGAGACCTTACCGTCTGCAAAGCGCTTTCTCTGTCCCCATGTGCAGTTCTCGGAAATGCTCCGGCTTTCTTCCTGCGCCAGCGAGGACATGATTGTGAGCAGCAGCTCGCCCTTGCCGTCGAATGTCCAGATGTTTTCCTTCTCGAAATAGACCTCGATGCCTTTCTCCTTGAGCTGGCGAATGGTGGTCAGGCTGTCGACTGTGTTACGGGCAAATCGACTGACTGATTTCGTGACTATGAGGTCAATCTTGCCGTTGAGCGCATCGGCTACCATTGTCCGGAAGCCCTCGCGCCGCTTGGTGCTGGTGCCGGTGATGCCTTCGTCGGTATAGACCTGAACAAACTTCCAATCGTCCCGGCTCTTGATGTATTTGGTGTAATAATCGATCTGCGCCTCGTAGCTCGTAAACTGATCGTCGTGATCGGTTGAGACACGGGCGTACCCGGCCACCCTGCGCTTTTTCTGCTCTGTGATGGGAGCAGAGGTGAAGCGCGTCAGGGTTGCTGGGATCGTTTTGACTTTCCTTTGCTGTGCCAATATTTCTCCCTCCTAACCTTCTTCATGGACTCGCTCATTCTCTGCCGTCTTTCTTCCGTGAAGGAAGCGCGGATGGCGTCTCCCTGCTTCTTCCTGCGTTCCTCTGTCCACTTAGGCATCCGGCGCTTTGTGCTGTAGGTCATTGCTTTTGTGGTGCCGTTCTTCAATACGAAGGTGATATGACCGCCGGGGGCGATGTCAACGTGGTCGGCCTGATCCGTGAAGGCGGCATCATCAAATTCAGAAAGGCCAAGCGCCTCCGCTGCGAGCTCCTTCAGGACATCCTCGTGGATGCAGCTGTTGCTGCAGGAGTTGGTCGTGGCGCAGGCGAAGAGGTAATACTTTTCACCTGTGGATCGCGTCCGGGTCTGCCTGCGGTAGTTGTTGCCACATTCGGTGCATTTGATCTTTGCGGTAAAGCACGTGGCTCCTTTCGGATTTGTGCCGTCCTTCCTGCGCTTTGCGGAGGTCTTTGCTCTGTACTCTGCAGTCCAGCAATCCTGATGGCCGGTGTTCGGGCAGGGCTGCCGGATGACTGTGCCGTCTTTCAGGAAGAAGTCGAGCATATAGCCTTCCGGTACCTCGATGTGATCCACCCTTTCAAGAAAAGCCTCCTCGTTGAACTCCTCAAGTCCGAGGACTACCGAGCAGGCCTTCTCCAAGCTCTTATTGCTGACTGATCCCTTGTTCGGGCATCCCTTGCCGGTCTTCTTTTTCTTCCGGCTGCCACATACCCAATACTCCTGATAATTGCCGTTCTTACTGCGGTGATTATGCATGTAGCTAAGGCCGCAATGTGGGCATTTGATCTTTCCGGTGAAGCAGCAGGTGTTCAGGCTCTTGTTTGCCAAAGCTCCGAGCGCCCTGCGTCTGGCCATCTCGTCCTGCACATACTGGAAGGTCTCCATGTCGATGATCGCCTCGTGGGTGTTTTCGACCCAATACTGCGGCAGCTCACCCTTGTTCCTGCGGCGCTTCTTTGTGATGGGATCTTCAATGTACTCCTTCTGCAGAAGCATGTTTCCGGTGTAGCTGATGTTCGTCAGTATGTGTTTCAGCTGGGAATCGCAGAATCGGTTGCCGTAGACGGATGTGATGCCCTCGGCAGCGAGCTCGCGTTCTGTTTCCAACCGGGACTTCCCATCAAGGAAGTTCTGGAAGATGCGCCTGACGACGGCAGCTTCTTCCGGGACAACGATCATGGTGTTGCCTTCCCAGCGGTAACCGAGGATTCTCGGCTTGCTTACCGGGATGCCCTGTTCGAAGCGCTTCTTAACGCTCCACTTTTCATTTTCCGACAGGCTCCGGATCTCCTCCTGCGCGAAGGAAGCCAGAAGCGTCAGCATGACCTCGCCATCGCCGGAGAGGGAATCAATGTTCTCCTTCTCAAAGCGGACGCTGACGCCCAGCTCCTTCAGGTGCCGGACGGTCTCCAGAAGGTCTACCGTGTTTCTGGCAAACCGCGAGATGGACTTGGTCAGGACGATGTCGATTTTTCCTGCCTCGCAGTCTTCCAACATGCGCTGGAATTCCTCTCTGCTGTTTGCCTTGGTGCCAGTGATGCCATCGTCAGCATAAACGCCAGCGTATTCCCATTCCGGGTTGCGCTGGATCAGATCGCTATAGTAGCTGACCTGCGCTGATAGCGAGTGGTGGAGCCGTTCGGTTTCCATCGACACTCTGGCATACGCAGCGACCTTTTTGCGGGTCGGCAGCGTGGGCATCACGGGCTCGATTTTTCGTATTTTTGCCATAAAATCAGCTCCTTTCACAGGTCTATACATCACTCTAAAGAGGACACATAGCAAGCGTTTTCTGAGAATAATGTACCCAATAATGGCCGGTACTTTTCGAGCATTTTTGTATCAATTATGGCGTATTGCTCCTCGGTGATAACGCCAGCTTTCAGCATGCCCTGAAACATATTCATGGTGGCCTGATAGAGCTTTTCGCGCTCGAACTGATCCTCATTCATGGCTATCACCACCTTTGAACCGGGCTCGGATATAGCACTCGTGGGAGCAGTACTTCCGCTTGCTGTTGCCATAGGCCGTGAAGGGCTTGTGGCAGCAGGGGCAGGTGTATTCATAGATGGCCTTGCGGTTGACCTGATCGAGATGGGCGTTCCACCACTTATTCCGGCAGGTATTGGAGCAGAACTTTGCCTCCTTCCTGCCGGAGACCTGCACGAGGGGTTTTCCGCAGCAGCGGCAGCAGCCTACGTTCGGCGTTTCCTTTTTATCGGGATCAGCGGTATTTCCAGAGAGGTTATTCCTGTGGCAGAAGGCAGACACCTGATTCTTCGTCAGACCGAGTGCCTCTGCGATCGTGGCATATCCGTAGCCGGAGTCCCGGAGCTTTTTAATCTGTTCTTTTTGTTCATTGGTCATAAGGGATACCTCCAGTCACTTTCCACTGGAGGTGAGAAGGTCGGATTGACGAAGGGAAATGAAAAAAGCCGCCTGCAGGCACAAAGCCCACAAGCGGCAACAGGTCAGATGCGTGTTGTGTAGTCGAGAGAGATCCAGCCAGCGCCGGATTTGAGGCGTCCCCAGCCAGCATCAGAGCCCTGACCGGACTTAACCTCCAGAATCGTAAAGATGCCCTTGCCGGTGTACTGCCCGGTACGGGAGTAGTTGGTTCCGGCTCCTGTGCGGATGTTCAGGTCATTGATATCCACGCGGACGAGGAAGGGAGTCTTGACCGCCGCCGTTCCTGCGTAGACGACTTTTCCAGAATCATCGAAAACAGAATAACCGGGATTAGCATCCGCGCACTTCTTGGCGTTGGCCAGCACCTTATAGGCTCCCTTCTGGGAGGCGGCATCCGACCAGCTCTTACGCACGCGGTACCATTTGACCGCAGCAGGAGCCTCGGCCTTGTCGTACTGCGTGAGGTTCCATCTTTCGATAATACTGCAGAGCTTGGAAACGTAGGTCGTGCTGGTGGCATATCCGCCGTCCTTGATGATCTGCACGGCCTTCTTGTAATCCTTGCAGCCCTTGAGCCCATCATAGCGGAGCTTGCTGCCATTCTTCGCACCAAGCAGATAAGCGGAGTGGTCGGCGATGGAATCCTCGATGCACGGATACTTGCGGAAGTCTGCCGTGATGGTATAGAGCTTTCCGGAGCCGTCATCCTCCTGCGTCTTCTTGGTATAAACGGACTTGCCGTCCCATGCAGATCCACTCCATGTATTCCCAGAGAGGGACTTCTTCATGCCGAAGACATTATTGGCGTTCTGGGCGAGCTCACTTTTGCCGTACCCGGATTCCAAAATGAACTGTGCCAGAGATACAGAAGCGAGGATGCCGGACTTATTCATATCCGCCGTGAACAGAGCACCGACCTTCTTGATTACATCACCCTCTGACAGTCCAGCCAGCACCTTAGCCTGTGTACCGGAGGTCTTTACGGGTGTATCAGAGGAGGTTCCAAGCTGGGCAGTAACCTTATTGGCCAGATCACCCATGCGAGCGTACATCCAGTTGCCCGGACATGACTTGTTGGCAAACCAGCGGTGCACCGTCAGGATCATCTCATCCGACTTCGGAGAATAGTTCAGGGTCTTATCCTTGTCGCCAAACCAGATGAGCTTCTTTTTGCCATTGCGTTTGCAGATATCGACGCAGAGCTTGATCAGCGTCTGGTAAACAACATCCCGGAAGGCATAAGGCTCCGAGGTATCAGAGGCACATTCGATGGTGATCGCTCTCTGGTCATTGGCGTTGCTGGAGGAGCACCACGAGCGGTTTTTCTCCTCGACGTAAAGACCGACACGGCCATCACGGTCAATACCATAGTTGCTGGAGGCCTGCGTCGAGGACTTGACAAACCAGTCACCGAGGCCTTCCGCTGTACACTGGCCGACGACACAGTGAGGCGTTATACGATCGATAGTATGTGTTCGCTGCCCGGAGTGGTTCGGGCTTAGCTTGGTGTAAGCCACCATTTTACTGTTTGTATATCCCATTGTTATTTCCGTCCTTTCGTAAGAGAAGGGGCAAGGCACCATACCTTACCCCTGACAACTGGTTACTCGTCGCTTTTCTCAGATCGGTCATGCAGCTGTTCCAGTACAATCTTCAGCTTCTCCGGAATCGGCAGGCCAAGGTGACCGGCGTTCTCGAGAAGGCTCACACCCTCGTTGGAGAGGTAGAAGAAAATGACTGCGGTGCGAAGCACAGAGCCTGTTGCGATCACATTGACGTCGATGACATGCGCGATGCCCACCAGCATAAAGATGATGACCTTGCGGCAGATACCTTTGAAGCCGACCTCGCTGGACAGCTTTTTATCGGATGCCTCTTCTCAGGTCGGTGCTTTCAAAGTGCTGGATAATGCGAAAGCCTGCGCTGATGAGCATCCGGGATACTATGTGTTTGATCCGGACGGGAAGAAGGTCTACACACCGAAGGCATCGGTGGCAGTTCCCTTCCTTGTGCGGGTGAAGATCCGTGACCTCAACATCCGTACCGGCCCCGGTACCGACCATGCAAAGACTGGCCAGTATACGGGTATCGGCGTCTTCACCA